ATCGCCATTTTCAGGCGTTACCGCTTCAGAAATCGACGCTTGACCGTCAAATCGGATCAAAACCCGATAGCTGCGTTCCCGTGTCAACCATCTATGGGAGTCGGTTTCATCAAAAATCAACTCTGCACGCATGCCCAGGAGATAAAAATTCCAGTCCACGAACATCAAAGTGTTCGCACTGCCAAGCGTTGGCAGATGGGAAGTCGGAATAGCAGGACGCCCAAGAATTGTGTAGCCACCACTACCGTCCGTGTCCAAAATCGGCACGTGAGCGCCCCCAGTGCCAACGGGGATGGAAAGCTCTAAGAGTGCGGGAAGTGATGCGAAATTAAACAAGAAAACCGCCCTTTCTGGGTTCAACTGTCTCGCAAACATTTTACGGATGTTAGAATAAACTATCGTTGACGAGGCTTGGCCGGTTTCACCCGCAATGCCGACCCTACAATCGCAGTTTTGTACCGACAAAGGACATCCTGCCCCCGTACCTGCGGAACCCAGACAGTACCGGTCAATTCCGAACCCAATCGCATCAATCATGGCGGCCCTTAGCTGCTCCGCGAATCCTTGGCCGTCAGAAATGACTTCCAGACTGCTATCGACATAAATTCCAGCTAAATTAGCATTTAACTGGATCTGCCTCAGTTTCGCAGTTTGTTTGCTTGCACTGGCACCCTCTGCCAAAAAGCTCATGGTGAGCCCGGCGTAAGCCCCGGCACTAAAGTCAGAGGCATCCCACCCAGGCACTTTCAGCGTTTCACTGGTCATGGGAAAGATTTTAGCCCTGTTCCGGACGATCTCCCCAGGGAGGGCAGAATCCAGCCAGGAGCTTGCGAAAGCATCTGGCACCGAAAATCCTCCGTCTCCAGGGATTCCAGACACTTGGGCTCGATCTTCCAAAGCCTGGAGCCGTGGATCATACCGACCTGACTTAACTGCATTGAAAAACTCAATGTCATCACGAAAACCGCCATTATCCAAGGTCACTGACTTGTTTCCGTTGTGAAACATTGAGCGATACGACCGATTTTCAACCGGCCTTACTATGCCATCGTCATTGGCTCCGGTATTGGAGTTCCAAGGGTCACTGCGGAAAATCGGCCCATCTTCAAGGGTAACCGGTCCAGGTCTTTCGATGATTGCCACCAGTTCTTTTGCCCGTTTAGCCACATCCTTGGGTACATCCTGCCTTGCATATTTTTTTGCAAGAGAATTTAGTTCTTGTTTTGCTTGATATGGTTCCATTTTTATTACCTCATTTCTGAAATTTCTTATGGTTTCCTCCTAATATCTTGTGCCACAAGTGCTTTTGCAGAAAACGGCTTGTGGTTTAGACCTGCCGGCCTGTTTCGAGTGCTCTGCAAAGCGGCTCGAATCCAGGCTTTTAGGTTTTTAAAACTTATCCCACTCTGATGAATCTTCGACCTCCGGAATTCCTAAACGGTCTCGAGAGGCGGGGGTCAAACCGAATTCTTTACAATACGATTTGAAATGATTCAAATACTGGCCGTAAATGGTACAAACAGGATTTTTCTTCCTGCTTCCCACATTATCGACGATGGTGAAACCGTACGTTTCGATCTCTTTAATACACTTCATGAGTGTGTCATAAGTCTGGCAAAGCACCAGAAACATGCTTTTGTCCAGGGCGCACAGAATATTGGCTTTTATCAAAATCGGTCCGACCTCTTTCCACATTTCTACTCCCTGTTCACCCAATACTTCGGGAGGTTCCCACATGGTCGTTTCCGGTTTTATTTGGGGTGTATTCTTTTTTTGATACCGTGATCCTTTTAAGATCTTCAGTCTGTTACTCTCTGGTTGTCGTCCCATCTGTTCACCTCTTTATTTGCTTTTTCTAATCGAGTGAGAATTTACCTGGAACATCGTTTTACCTGCTCCAGCGCGGTGGAGGTAGCCATAGGCTAGGCCTTCCTTTACCCCTATCCACCCACGTTGGTATGATCGACCATCCACACTGTTGAGTTGGTCTTTGTATGACTGATCGTGTATCGTAAGTTATTAATACCATTAACTTGGTCCGAATGAATGGAGTTACTGGAATATTCTTTCAATTCGGAACTGACCCGTACCACCCGAATACCCATTTCCTTCTTCAAATTCTTTTAGAACCTCTGTTACTTCTTCGTACGTGTCACGAACTGTCCCATCCAGACACAACCACCTGGGTAATTTATTACTGTTGTATTCTTGTAGGATGTATTGTTTTTTCTCCATCGTCACCTTCCCCTTTGTTCACCGTTACCACAACAACCTGTCGTCTCTATATGGGTTATCCATTGAGATAATCCCCTACAAAACACGTACGTGACTTAAAACCCTGGTAAATCGGTCTTGATCCATCAAAAAAGGTACCCCCTGTACCCCTTTTACCCCTTTTGTAAGAGACTCCATTAAAAAACACATTTGAGAAGGAAAATATTTTAAGGTGTCTTGTAAAAGGGGTACAAGGGGGTACCTGACCATGTAAGTGGTTGATATTGTTAAACAAAAGTAGGTACCCCTTTGTAACATATTGATATTGTTAAACAAAAACATATCCTTTTTACGAAGTCCATTAAAATGACTCCGATTTCAACGTGATTCCCTTGTATGTCACTGGTTTCGAGTTTGTGACCTTCTCCACATATGGGATTTTTTCAATCAATTTGGTCATCTCCGTACCAAATCTGGTCCCGTTTAATTTCTCATGTCCGTTGATAGAACACCAATAGGTGTAATTTTCGTAAAATTTACCTGCCGTAATATCCCCATCTGGATTTTTCTCGCACCGTTCTGCGAAGTAATCCCCAATCAGGTCATTTGACTCTTTATATTCATCCGTCGCAGTCCGTACCACATCAGGTGGATTTAAACCTTCCCTCTGCCATTTGAGACATCCCTCGACCAACCAGTTGAGAACCCCAGGCAATTCACTCATGAGTTTTGTATAAAGGTCCTTGTCAACTTGGCGTTCGTTATCCTCTTTAGGATCATGGACGAAAGCCATATTGAAGGGAATCAGGTGTACCCGTTCCCACAGGGCGAAATCTGAGGCACTTGCGTATGGGAGATTATTGGTTATCAGACACAGTAGATGTGTCGGTTTGAATTCGATAGCCCTTCTGGCATACGGCGCCCTGGCATTCAAGGTATCAGATCCGGTTAGTTCTTTGATCCTGCCAACGTTCAACCGGTTTCCATCATTTGTCTCCGATGCCCATATAATCCGTTTTCCTCTAAATGCGTGCATATCCGCATCGGCAGATCCAGAAGCGGAGTTCCTACCGGAATCGATCATCGTTGATGCTTTTGTTTTATGCGCCAGATCCCCAAGTGTTGCCTTTACCACCTCAAAAAATAATGTCTTCCCGTTTCGGCCGTGTCCGTAAAAGAAGGGAAGTACATCCTCGTTTGTCTGACCTGTAATTGCGTACCCGAAAAGTCTCTGGACATAAGAAATGAGATCCTTCCTCTCTGCGAAGATTTCATTTACAAATTTCTTCCAGAGTAGACTTTCGGTTTTAGGATTGTACGATACGGGACATGCGGTTTTGAGATAATCCCTAGGGTTTCCAGATTCAAGTTTTCCCGTTTTGAGATTTATCACCCCATTCTCACAGGGTAACAACCATGGTTTTTTGTCCCATTCCCTTCCTGTCAGACCCTCGGCCAATGTTGCACCCCACAGGACATTTTTCTTTCTGGAAGCAGTCTTGAGTTTTGTAATTCGTTTTCCTAATTCCCCTTGATTAGCAAGATGGGATTTTGCCTGTTTTTCTATTTTTGTATGATCTTTACCCGGGGCATTCGCCATTTTACCGAGGATTTCATGTTCAAGTCCCTTCTCTGTCTCAATGGCTGTACTGTATACCTCAATCACGGAGTCCAGGGATTTCAAGGCAGATCCCGTTTCATCATCCACATAATGATGTCCCTGCCACGCGGACCATTCGTCTGCGTTATGATCATAAACGTAATCATCTCCATGAATATCCTTGAATAAATCCGCGTCCCCATCCTCATTTGAATGGAGACATTCAATAATCTTTTCGTGAGAAAGTCCGACGTCTTCAAGTTTCTTCTTTGTTCTGAATCGTTTCCCTGCATCCTTACGGGCAATGGATTGGACGGTTCGCAAGATTTCATTTTCAGGAAGCGGTGGGATATTTTTCAGATTCCATTCAAGACAAGCGGAAAGTGCGTCCTCGTATGTCATGCCAGCGGTGAAGCAATGTCCTACCATAGACGCACATGCGTCGTTCCTTTTCCCCTCCGAAACCCCATTCGATATTTTTTCAAGGGGATTCTTTGCGGTTTTAAACCCAGGGATTACATTTTGTTCCTTTTTAAGGTAGGCAAGCAGATCAGTAGGGAAGTCGGCAGGATCTTCAATCAGCGGATCAATGGCCCACTTATATTTTTTACCGGTTTGATGGATAGATGGGGCTGCCACAAAAAGTCCACCGTCCGTCCTAAAATCCACGGCAGATTCATTCCCGTTCTTGGCATACCCCACTCCATTACTGAGTCCCCCACCGTGATACTTGAACACCCTGTGTTCCCCACCTTCCGGACGGCCAGT